CCTCACCACTAAGTTGAGTGATGTAGTTGCCCTGCGACTGGTACTGTGGGATATTAAGAGTCTTGCCAATATAGGTAGCAGGACCGCTTGTACCAGTGGTTGTTAAAGAATTGATTGTGTTTAAATCCCAAGATCTGTTAGCACTTAAATCAAATGTTATAGAATTGATCGTAAGTGTTCTGCTAGCAGGGACGTAGACTGTAGAGTCAAGCGTACCATTTGCCTTTAAAAATTGATTAGCAGTTCCTCCTGCAACAATAAATGAGGAGGCAGTAATATTGAAAGCACCTAAGTTTACATTCCCAGTAGCACCAACGTATGGGACAAACTGATTACCAATTATCCCAATGATAGAACCTATCGAGAAGTTCTTGGTGATATTCAAGTCCTCTACATCAGTTCCAATTAAGATGTCATTGGTTGTAGGGTTTGATAGTATTGGGTATGTACTTATCTTTGCCATTTGCTATTAAGTAATTGAACAAATATACTAAAGATTAAGGTAAGAAGTCTTACCCTAGTTTCCATATATATCCTTTTGCAGATTTTTGCCTTCCTTTTAAACAATCTGTTATGCCTGTTCTATTCATGTTGTAAAATTTAACAGCATATTGAGCACACTCCCATTCCTTTAACAAAATTCCATCTAAGGAATACTGATAAACTTTAAATGCTCTTCCGTTTTTGTGACCTTTGTTTTCTAACCAACTTCCTGTTTTATTTTTTTTGTGAGCTAAGGACATTTTAGATTTTGTTTGGCTAGAAACTTTTCTTCCTTTTGCTTTTAAAGCAATTTTATCCCTAGTCTCTTTACTAACTGTGTGTCCTATTAAAGAACGTTTTCTTTTTTCATTAATTTCTTCACTTAAATATCCACCTTCGCCTCCATCTGAAATATTGCAAAGCGTACCGTTTTCTGTATTTTTCTTATATAAATCAATAAACTCAATTTCTTTCTCACAAGCCTCATCCCATGTAATATCCTGAAGCATTATTTCTACTCTATGCTTAGTTACATTTACAATATTGTTCCAATAAACATTTCTGTTTTTATAAGAATATGCTCTATTAAAATCCGAATCACTTTTTCCTATTCCAATATAAAATGGTTCGTTTTTGTCAAGTCTAATATGTCTATATACGTATGCCATTATTTTAAATCATCATCCGATTTGTATGGAATGTACTTTGTTGAACCGGATATTCTTTTAGCTACTAAAATCTGCTTTCTATTTTTAGTTTTAACAAAACTTACATGAACCCATGCAGGATTGCTATTCTCAGGAAATTCTGCGATTAATTGATCAAAATCTAATTTATTTTTAATAAAATCAAAAACCATTCTATTAGTCACTTCTCCATTGCTACCATCCATGTCGATATCAATCGCTTCGCCCTTGCAATGTTGGCTTGATGGACTCCCTTTGATGAAATCATTAAGAGCCTTGCTTCTGTACCCAGAGCTGATAAAAATAGGAACTCCGAAGTGTTCTCGAATGGGCTCGAATACTTTCTCCGCTAGCAACTTAAAGTTCTCTAAATGCTCGGAAGTAGGAGTGTTGTCTATTCCATTTCTCTTAGCGGTGTCGCTTCTAGTGATTTCAGCTATATTAAGATTCGGGCTTATTTTCATTATTTGTTTTTTTAAATATCTTTTCAGCAGCCGTAATTCCCAAAGCAGCAGCAGATAAAGCAGCTACAGAATAAACTAGAGCTTCGCTCTGACTTTTTAAAAGTGTATAACACAAAGCAATAGCACTAACCACGCCAACAAGTCTTTTGCTGGATGCTTGTCCATGCTCTGAAAGGAAACCTTTTGCCCATGTAAAAAAGTTTTTCATCTGCCTTGTCCTCTGTATTTTTTTGGTTTAGGATTATACTTACCGTATGACTTTTTAGCTACTCCTGTTATTTTTTTACCGAAGGTAATTTTTCTTACACTTGCAATTGACTTTGCCATTCTACTTTAATATTTCAATTATAATTTTTAATGCCCCCAATCCAACAAGTGTAACAAGCGCATAAAAATAATTCTTGTATTTCTTTAATTCAGACTTCAATTCGTAAACCTCCTTCTTCATTGTCCTTAAATCTCCAATCATTCCATTAGAGTCCTTGTCAATGGGGTTACCTGAAAGCAACGTGTGCATATCCTTAACGATAGCTTTTACTTCAGCCACGTCATTCTTTAACGCATCCAATTCTGCTGCCATATAATCAAGCCTACTATTCTCGTGAGTATTCATTTACCAGAGAGCTACAATGTTGGTGGCTGTTGTAGTAGTGTTGAACACTCTAATCACCTGGAAGGTTGTAACAAATGCATTGGGTACGTTTGTAAATGTAATGTCATCCCCACCTGCTGTTAGCACTCGAAGAATTCCTCCGGTACCTACGTACAATATACATCCTGTTACCTCTCCATTTCCTGGATTTGGAATGTCAACAGTATCGCTCTTCGTTACTACTGCTGCTCTTGATTGTTGTAATTTCTGATATGCCATGATCTTATTAATTAATCTTCTTTATATGGGAATGCACGGTTGAGTGCATCTTTTCTTTTTTCACAGCCACAATCTTTTCCTGTAGCCTTAGCAACAGTTTCAACTACCTTCTTAATTCCAGTAGCTGTAGTTACCTTTTCAATACTATCTCCTAGTCCTTTGCTTTTCATAGTCTTTATAAGAAAGAATGGCACCAACCAATTAAGACTGATGCCGCTCTTTATGATTTAGATGAATAATTTATTCAACTTCTTCAGCAGATTGCTCGGCCTCAATACTTTCAACCCATCCTGCTAAGAACTTAAAGTCCTCAATACCTTCACTTGAGAAAGTAAACTGATAGAACTCAAATGATTCATCAAGTAATGCTTTCATGTCCTTGGACATAGCCTTGATTCCTTCCTTGGTGAACTTGTATTCACCCTTCTCATTCAACTCTAGTACACCATTCGATTCAGTATGAGCGTGGTCAAGACGAATGTCTTCTCTCTTCTCATTGTACTGTTCAAATAAAGGCTTAATCTTGTCTACAATCTTCTTAAGCTTAGCCTCTGCCTTACTACCTTTCTCAGTAGGTGTTACGTTCAACGCTCTAACTAGCTCTAGCAATTCAGCGTTTGTCTTTGTTACTTTCTGTGCCATTTGATTTGATTTTTAATGATGAACAAATATAGTTAAACTTTGGAAATTCTTTTACCCATACCAACTCTAGCCTTCTCTAATTTTTTAGCAGAAAGTTTTGCTGGACTTATTTCACTCTTAGTCTTTGGTGTTTTTTCTGATACTCTCAATGTTGGTCGGCAGTACTCATTACGGCCACCAGCACCACAGGCTTTACCACTCTTGGTGTCCTGCCACTTCTCTGCTTCCCATCTTTTTAGTGATGTACCTGATTCACTTTTTCGAACTGAACCAGATGCCTTCCTGCACTTCGCAATAGCCTGAGATGCCCTAGCAGAAGGGAACACATCATACGATGCCTTTACTTTTTTATAGCAAGCGTCCCTTGGCATCTTATTTTTTCTTCTTAGTAAGAACTCCCTTAGCAATCAATATATCCTTCTTAGTAATTTTCCCATCTCCACTTGTATCAGGGAATCCTTTTGTAGTTTTTCCTACATTACCTTTAAGAAATTTCATAGGACCATCTAAAGATTTTTTAGATTCAAACTTAGCCGCCTTCTTAATTACTTGTTTCATTAGTACTTTCCTCTCTTGCTCTTAGGTGATGATTTGGTAGATCCTCCAGGACCTGCCCATAAGTTCTTACATGCCCAGTACTTAGCAGATAATTTATCTGTAGCAGTATCGCATTTATGGCGAGCCTTAAATGAAGACCGTGCCGCTGCTGAATAGTTATGACCATACCCCTCGGCACCAAAGTGAATTAGCTTCTCTTGTCCATTAGCACAAGCCTTTACCATTCTCTTCTTTCCGGGTCTGTCAGAAGCAACGACACGGTTACATTTCATTGTAGACTTCTCAGCCATTAATACTTATTTTTGGCCATTACTTTTTTAACGGCTTTCTTAACTACTGCCTTCTTTGCGCCTTTAGCTGCGCCTTTAACGGCTCCTTTTAGAACTGCGGCTTTGGGCATACCCATAGCCATCATTTGATCTCCTTTCATTTTTTCTTTGGTTTGTAAGAGGTTGCGGATTTAACTTTTTGAGTGCAAGGTTGCATGTTCTTATTGTTTAAATGTGGTACCTTTGTTTACAAATGTAATAATAAAAATGAAATCAAATAAAAGAGACTACCTGAAATTCTGGAAAGTAATCCGTGAATACTTTAAGGTAAGGCACAATCTCAGCCAAGCAGATTTAGACATGCTGCTGTATCTCTACTCAGAACGCTACTTTAACGTCACCACCTTCAAAGAATACGAAAAAATATTTAGCTGGAACAAGGAAAGGTTCTACAGATTAATTAAAGAAGGATGGATTGAACTGTTTTCTAGCAGACAGAAGGGTAGACCTGCAATGAGATCTAAGGCATTGTACTGCCTGTCCTATAAAGCAAAGAGAATGGTTAACTCAATCTACAAAAAGTTAGAGGGGGAAGAGATCCCTGAGACAATGTGCAACAACCCCATGTTCAAGAAGAACGTAAGGTTCTCAGACAAAGTCTACAGGAACATGATTATTACTATGAATCAGGAACTAAAGGAGAATAGACTCACAGGACAAGAACTACGTCACGTTCCTGAATAATTACGCAGTGCTCATCATTGATGATCATCACATAGCTGTTAGCCTTGTCGTAGTACACGTTATCCCCTGGCTTAATTGCATTTACCTCTGTCCCTGAGTTGATAACTACTCCACGCTTGTAGCGTAATTGGTTGGTGTCCTCACCAGATAGGACTAATCCTGAAGAAGTCTTTACTTCCTCGTCAATTGATTTGATTACAATATTTTTTCCTATAGCTTTCATACTACAAATATAGTTATGTAAAGACCATAAAAAAAATACTGGAAAAAAATACCCCGAATACAACTCCCATCAGAAGTCCATCTATGAAGTTGCGATAATCTCTTTTGTTTAGTGCCATAAGATTATTTTTGTGTTGCCAATATAATAAACGAATTTGAAAAATAAAAAATAATAGTAACTTTATGGACAACAAATAAGCTTCTGATGAATCTAAGAAAGGTTAGCAGGAATGTTCACGTCATTGATCTAGAGAAATCAGAGACAAAAATAGCTTTACTATCGGACATCCACTGGGACAATCCAAAGTGTGATAGATATCAACTAAAAGATCACCTGGAGTACTGCAAAAAAAATAATATCCCAATCTTAATCAATGGTGATTTCTTCTGCTTGATGCAAGGGAAGTATGATCCAAGAAGAAACAAGAAAGATATTCTGCCCGAGCACAATAAAGCAAATTATATAGATGCTGTTATTGAAGATGCGGTAGATTATTGGTCTCCTTACGCTCATCTGCTCACAGTTATTGGATATGGCAACCACGAGACTGCAATAATTAAGAATCTAGAGACTGATCCTCTACAAAGATTCGTTGACTTGCTCAACTACACCAATAAGACAGAGGTTTATACAGGTGGATATGGGGGATGGCTAGTCATTAAACATCATCTAGGTAGTAATACCTACATGTCAAAAAATTTAAAGTACTTTCACGGAAGTGGTGGCGGTGGAATAGTTACAAAAGGAGCTATAAACTTGACAAGAGCCCTAGAAATGTACGAGAACATGGACATATTCATCATGGGACACATACATGAGAACTCTAGTCGTAACGATGTACGTGATACTATCCAGTTTAATCCTGGCAAGCATGTACATGAGATTGTTCACAAGCAGATTCACCTAGCTATAACAGGAAGTTATAAGGAAGAGTACCAAGATGGAGCCTTTGGCTGGCATGTTGAGCGAGGAGCCCCTATAAAACCTACTGGTGGAAGGATACTTACCCTATCTGGTAAGGAGACACACAGGAAAGAAGTAAGAAATTATGAATTATTAGTAGACAGTTGTAAATTTCCCTTATGAAAGCAATACTAGAATTTGATTTGCCTGAAGAAAACACAGACTTTCAAGCAGCTATTAACGGACATAATTACAAAAGTGCGATTTGGGACTTTGACCAATTGCTTCGTTCGGAAATGAAGTACAAAGAATTATCTAATGAGACTTACCAAGCTTATAAATGGTGCCGTGAAGAGTTAAGAAAAATATTAGAGCAAGACAATTTATACATCGAACAATAATGGAAGACAAGAGAATACTTACATCGATCATTTCTTTTATAGCAGGAATCATTTTAGCATTTCTTATAATGCCAAAGCCTGAATCTGAAACTGTCTACAAATATGAAACCGTGACAAAAAAGGACACTTTGATTATAGAGGTCAAGGACACGGTTTATGTACCTAAAAAAGAAATAAAAACTCAAGTTCTTAGGGATACAGTCCTAAAGGAATATAAGCCTACTATAAGCTTGTTCAGCACTACGACTCCTTTCGAGTATGGTAACACCAATGTTAGTGGAGAAGTCCTCGGAGAGGTGCTTAAAATGAGCGTTACAAACGATTTTAAAATACCAGTGGTAACCAACACGGTTACTAACACAGAGACTAAGACAATTGTGCAAAAGCCTAAAGGATTATATCTAGGCGCATCGGTCAACTCTCTGCTACAACCAGGCGCAAAAATTGCCTACCTGGACAACAAGTACATGTTTGAGTACCAGTACCAGCCCCTACAGAATACTCACCAGATAGGTGTAAGCAAAAAGTTATTCTAAAGGTTAACAAAAGTTCTCAATCTGTGAACCTATAGGTTGTTATTCGGAAATTATCCGAATTGGTTGTCACAATTTTACAAATATTCGTCCCCAAATGTAGACAAAATGGAGACATTTGGCAGCTTATAGTGAAGCATATCTCATGCATTAACCCATAATGTAAACCACAATGAATGATATCTCACTCATTTTGCATGAATTTTTAACAGCACTAGGTACCCAATCAAGTCGTTCACCACGTCCTCATCGTCCTTCTCAAGGCTACCGTTCTTGATCCGCTTAAGCTTGTCATCGATTCTGATCAGTAGTCCTTCTTTTGCGGACAACTGACTGAACACACCAATCGGCTCAAGTGCTGAGTTGCCATACTTGCGGTTCTTCTCAATGAGCATCCGCTCAATCTGCTCAAGTACCTCGCCTACCTTAATTGCAAATGGTGCCTCCATCTTAATTTATTTTACTAGTCTCGTACCACCATATCACTAGCAATGCAAACACTATCGCTAGACCCACAGTAATCGCCCAGCTCTTAAGCAGTCTCATAGTACCCTATGAAATTTTTGAACCGCTCGCCCTTGAGGTACTGGCTTGTACTGAACTTAGACCGACCCTTCTTCACTAGCAGGCCATCCTCGAATAGCACGTAGTACTCATTCTCATCGTACACTTTTGATGTAGTTAGGTATTCTACCCAACTCTTACGGTTCTCGTCAACGACTTTTGTCACCTGACCGTGCCCAAATGGGTTTAGTATTGTCTCCATATTTTATTTCCAATGATTATTATATCTCTCCCACTCAAAAGTTAAATCATGAGTATCGTTGTTGTAGTACTCGCCTACGTAGTCAGACTTATAAACTGATCCTGTGTTCTCAAACATAGCCACAGAGTAAATATCTATCAGTCCTCTTTGTCTTAAATGATTCTCTAAGAACGTATAGTTGC